GCTTCCTCCCTCAACTTGGCCGGCTCTCCGGGGTCGGCCATTTTTAACATAGGAGCATTTCCGTGGACCGGAAATTTCGACCCCTAACACCGCAACAATGTGTCGATGAGGCATCTCGCCTCGCACGATTCCTCATTGAGTACGAGCGGCGCCCTGACGGCCTGAACATGGCACTCGCCATCGAGAAGGCAGAGCGTCGCTGGCACCTTCCGCCGCGCACCTTGCAGCGCCTGAAATACAAGCCCGGCGAGCTCTCGGACGTGCGGGCCTCGACCCTCGACGCGCTGCGCGCCGCCTACGAGGAGCTCTACCAGAGGCAGCGAGAGCGGATGCTGGCCGAGCGCCGTCTGAACGAAATTAAACTCCACAACTAAACTGACGACGGAGCTACCATGACCATGGCCGAAGCCGCCGGGCACCTCGCCCCAAATACGCAAGACATGCGGCGCCACCTCGAGCTCCTCTTCGGCCACGCGCGCGAATACGACGACGGCCTGATCGAGATCGCCATCAACACCGGCCACGGCTGGCTCGGCCAGCTCTTCGGCGTCGATGCCATGGATCGGGCCGTCGCCTACGCCGCGCAGCAGAATGCCGCCGGCCGCAACGCCTACGTGGGCGTGGCGTTGCGCGATCCCGACACGCCGCCATTCGGCCGCGCCTCGGATTCCGACCACTACGCCACGACCGCCGTGGGCGCCGACCTTGACGCGAAGGCCGCGTCGGCCGCGGCGCCAGAGCGCACGCTGCACATGCCGCCGACGTTCGTCGTCTGCACCGGTAACGATCCGCACACGCGGCTGCAGCTTTTCTGGCTGCTGCAGGAGCCGGTCACCGACCCCGAGCAGCACCGGCAACTCTTCGGCGGCCTCGCAGACATGCTCGACGGCGACCGCTCCATCACCAATCCCGGCCGCATCATGCGCCTGGCTGGATCTGTCGCGTGGCCCACGAAGAAGGACCGCGTGCCGGAGATGACGTCTCTCCGGCCGGTGAAGGACCCCAATCGGCGCTACGCCGCGGAGGCGATCGCCAAGGCATACCCGAACCAGCAGAAGGTCCACGACTTCGATCCCACCCACAAGAATGACCCCATCGACCGGGTCGGCTCAAAGAATAGCCTCGGCCTCGACACCGGCAAGATCGAGGACGGGCGCGAGGCCTACATGCACCGCACAGTGATGGCGGTGTTCTTCGAGCTCGTGGGCACGACCGGGGCCATGCCGACAGTGCAGGAGCTCTTCGAGGCCGCGTGGCCCCAGTACGAGAAGGGCGTCGTCGTGAGCGTTCCCGGCAAAAACACCCGCGGCCCCGACGAGTGCCTCCGGAAGTGCGCCTACATCATCCGCCGCTTCGAGGCCGGTCGCCTGCGTGACACACATGGAACATTCTACCGGACCCTCGAACAGATCGTGGCGGCATATGAAGCCAAGGCAAAGGCCAAGAAGGCTCATACGACGTCGGATTTTTCCGCGGCCGGCGGTAGCGGCATGCCGGCCTACAAGATCAAGACCGCCAGCTTCCTCGAGCTCCTCGACGACAACGAGCCAGATCCGCCCGAGTACATCGAGCCCAACTTCCTCGGGCCCGGCAACTTCGGCCTCATAGCCGGCCCGCCGAAGTCCCAGAAGTCATTCCTGCTGACCGAGATGCTGGTGGCCTGCGCCACCGGGGGCTCGTTCCTGGGCGGAGCCTTCACCGTCCCGAAGCCCCTCAAGGTCTTCTACCTGCAGGCCGAGATGGGCAGGAAGCTGCTCAAGAAGCGGTTCAAGATGCGGACCTTCCTGACGCCAGAGCAGCGGTCACTGCTGGGTCAGAACATGATCGTGACCGAACGCTTCCACATGCTGCTGGACGAGGCCGGCGTCGCCATGGCGGCCGAGATCATCAGGGATCGGTTCCCAGACGGCCCCGACATCATCGCTATCGACCCTCTCGCCAACCTGTTCGATGGCGAGAGCGAGGACAAGGCGCCCGAGGTCATGGCCTTCCTGACCCAGCGCGTTGACGCCCTCCGCCGCATGGTGAACCCCACGGCGGCAATCCTCATGGTCCACCACTCCTCGAAGAAGAACGTCGACGACATGAACCGGGACCCCTTTGTGGCGATCCGCGGTAGTGGAGCCCTGCGCGGCTACTACGACACCGGCATCGTCATCTTCCGCAAGTCGGAGGAGGGGCCTGAGCGCCGGGTGTTCTTCGAGTGCCGCAATGGCGAGAGCCCGGAGCCCGTCACCATCTCCCTCAACGATCGGGGCACCTTCGACGTCGTGGACACCTCCTCGGCCGGCCTGTCGCCATCCATGGCCCAGGTCATCCTCGACGAGATCAGGGCGGCGTGGAACGCCGGCAAGCCCCTCTCCAATGCCACCCAGACCCGGAAGGAGGGACGCCACGTCGGGCGCCGCATGGCGGCACTCCACGGCATGGTCTCCGAGGCCGTCGACGCCCTCGTCCAGCAGTGGCTCGACAACGGCACCGTGAGCCTCGAGATCGTCGACAAGAAGACCAAGATGAAGGGTCTCAAGGTCACCGGATTTATCAATGCGGAGGTCGGATAGGCCGGCGGAAGTAGCGGAACTGGTATCAGCAAGTGCTTGAAAAGATTGAAGGCGGAAGTTCAGCGGAGGTTAGGAAGTCTAGTATGCAAGTCATTGAAAACAAAGCGGAGGTTAAAATGGCGGAAGTCCCCCATACCCCCATAGCGACTTCCGCCGGCGCGGAGTCGCCATTGCAGGAGGCCGACGCAGGTGAAAAGACACCTGCCGAGGAAAGCAGTTTCGAGAGGCTCAGGCGGATCGAGTACGTGTCGGCAACCGAGACATGCATGTCCTGCGTCTGGTTCATTGAGGACGACCGGCCAATGCCCAAGGGGAGCATGCAGGCGCCGTCAGGGGAATGCCACAGGCGCCCCCCTGTCTTCAGGGATGGGTATGGCGTCATGGGTCAGTGGCCCGTGGTCAACGGCTGGGTGGACGTGTGCGGCGACGGCGAGGTGCTGGTCGATGAAAACTAGATCACAGATCGCCCTCGAGGCACTCGACGAGGTGGCGCACAGGGCAGAGCTCTGGTGGGGGGTCGGTCGGTTGCCGACCCTCGTGCCGAACGACATGGCCGAGGCATACTGGCGGCAGAAGGCAAAGCTCGACGACGCCATCACCGAGGAGGCGACTGGCGGCTCGATCGCCAACGTCGAGTACGAGGCCGGGCGCATGGTCAACGCCTGGAGGGTGCTGGGCGCCACAGCGGAGGCCGCCGGTGCCAGTCCCGTGGATCGGCGCACCATGGAGGCCCTGCTGCCTGACGGCCGCCTGGCGGTCATCTGCGCTGACGACGACAGCGCCAGGCAGGCCGTTGGCGACAACCGCCTCGCCGCCGTCTGGACCGTCGAGGAGTTCGCCCGCGTCGTCTGGCAGTTCGAGATGGTCAACGAGGCCAAGCGCGTCTGGCCCGGCGCCAAGGTCGTGCCAGCCCGCGTCGATCCGACCTCGACGCTGCCCAAGATCGACTGGTCGAAGGGCGACGACCTCCCAGAAGCTCTCCGGGCATTCGCCTCGGGCTGACCAACACATGACTGTGTAACACATTGATGTGTAACGAAAATCGCTTTCAAGTGATCCAAAAATAGGTTACACGATGGGCGAGCCGCTTCGGATGCCTTAGCGATTGGTCCACGACGCAGGGGGTGTCTGGAGCGGCTCGAACAACATCGAGGACCGAATGCCAGCAGGCCGCCCCAGCAAGTACGATCCCAGTTTCTGCGAGCGCGTCATCGAGCTCGGGAGCGAGGGCAATTCGCCCGAAGAAATCTCCGCCGACATCGGCGTCGACCGCGCAACGATGCGAAATTGGTGCGAGGCGCACCCAGGATTTCTCACAGCACTCACACGAGCGAAGGAGCTCGAGCATGCGTGGTGGGAGCGCGTCGGCAAGAAGGCGCTGTTCGCTGACAAGTTCCAGCAGCAGGTCTGGGCCAAGTCGATGCAGGCCCGCTTCCGCGAGAAGTACACCGAGCAGCAGGTCACGACGCTGCAGGGGCCGAATGGCGGCCCGATCTCAACCAAGATCGAGTTTTCCATCAGCCTCGTGCCGGTGCCGCCGAGGGACGACATCGTATGAATGCGCCCGCCACATTCGACAGTGTGCGGAAGATCGAGGCGGCAGTCCCGGCCAAGTTCGAGCCGCTGTTCCAGCCTAAGCGTTACAAGGCCTGCTACGGCGGCCGCGGCTCATCGAAGAGCCACAACTTCGCAACGCTCGCCATCATCGCCTGCGTCTCGAAGGCCGCGCGCATCGTCTGCATCCGCGAGGTGCAGAACACCATCCGCGATTCCGTGCGCCAGTTGCTCGTCGACAAGATCGCAAGCATGGGCGTCGGCGATATGTTCGACATCCTCGAAAGCGAGATCCGCGGCAAGAACGGCGCTTTGATTATTTTCCGCGGCATGAAGGACATGAACGCGATCGGCATTCAGTCGCTCGAGGGCTTCGACATCGCGTGGTGCGAGGAAAGCCAGAGCTTGAGCCAGCGATCACTTGACGTCCTGCGCCCAACAATCCGCAAGCCAGGCTCCGAGCTCTGGTTTAGTTGGAACCCGCGCAACAAGCGTGACCCGGTCGACGTGTTCTTTCGTGGACCGACGAAAAACCCCGACGCGATCTGCGTCGAGATGAACTGGAACGACAACCCGTTCCTGCCCAACGAGCTCCTGCAGGAGAAGAACCTCGACTACATCCGCGATCCGGTGAAGGCGCAGCACATCTGGGGCGGCGGCTACGAGCAGATCGCAGAGGGCGCCTACTACGGCCGCGACGTCGTCCAGGCCGAGAACGAGCACCGCATCACCCGCGTGCCTCATGACCGCGCCGCCAACGTCTATTCGTGCTGGGACCTCGGCATTGGCGACGCCATGGCGATCTGGACGTTTCAAATCATTGGCCGCGAGTGGCACTGGCTGCACTACATCGAAGGCACGTCGCGCCCGCTTGGCGACTATGTCGACCTGCTGGCCCGCCTGCCGTACGCGATCACCGAGCACCTGCTGCCGCACGACGCAGAGGCCCGCGAGCTCCAGACCGGCAAGAGCCGCAAGAATTTCTTAGAGGAGCGTGGGCTCAAGGTCCGCGTCGTTCCCAATCACCGCATTGACGACGGCATCGAGGCCGTCCGCATCGCATTCAACCGATTCTGGATCGACGAGCAGAACTGCGAGCGTGGCGTCGAGTGCATCCGCAACTACCGCACCGAGTTCGACCAGAAGCTCAACACCATTAAATCGCAGCCGCGCCACGACGAGTACAGCCACGGCGCAGACGCCATGCGGATCGGCGTGATGGGCATCAACGAGAACCACATGATCACACAAAGCGACTGGTCTAAGCCCTTGTCGCGCGCTGCCGGGGGCGTCGCATAATGTTCAAGAACAAGCAGCCTCTGAAGCCCATCGAGCAGGACCGCACGCAACGCATCGTCGCCCGCGCCATCGAGAACGCGCGAGAGTACATCGAGACCGACGTGGCGCCGCAGCGCCGCCTCGCCGACCAGTATTACCAGGGCTACACCGCAGTGAAGGCCGAGAACGGCCGATCGAAGATCGTCGTCACCCGCGTGCGTGATGCCGTGAAGTCCGTGATCCCGAGCCTGGCCCGCGTGTTCACCCAGTCCGACACCATCGCCGAGTTTTCGAGCGAGCTCGAGGCCGACGAGAAGACGTGCAAAGAGCAGACGCTCTTCGTCAACCAAGTGTTCCACAAGTTCGGCGGCTACTCCGCACTCATTCAAGGCTCGACCGACGCGCTCAAGGCGAAGATCGGCGTCGTGAAGGTGACCCTCGAGCAGGCCCAGGTCGCCACGCACACCTTCGAGGACTTCGTCACGCCTGACGAGCTCAGGCTGCTGCAGTCCGACGAGACGCAGCAGATCACCGAGATGACGCCGCCCATGCCGGCGCCCGTCGACGAGGCCACGATGGCGATGCAGCAGCAGATGCAGCCGGGCATGGACCCGAGCCAGATGCAGCAGCAGCCGGAGCAGGACCCCGACGACGTCGTCTACGGCGTCGTGCTCACCAAGCAGTCATTCCGCAACAAGTGGCACCTCGACCCGGTGCCGCCCGAGTGCTTTTTCATCTCCCGCGGCGCGACCTCTGTCGATGACGCGCGCGTGATCGGCATCGCCCAGAACCTCGAGGTGTGGGAGGCCATGCAGGTCCTCGGGATCTCCGAGGAGGATCTCGTTGGCGCCGACCGCGACCCCGAGCTTGACGACGAGGCCATGTCCCGCACCGGCTCCGACCCGACGCCGGACGACGACGGCAACGACCCGCTGTCGAAGGAAGTCCTCGTCTGCGAAGCCTGGATGAGGCTCGACGAGGACGGAGACGGCATTCCCGAGCTTCGCCATATCATCACGGTCGGCACCGGCTACCGGATCATTTCAGACGAGCCCACCAACTGCGTGCCGCTCGCCGTGTTCAAGGCCGAGCTTCAGCCGCACGCATTTTTCCCCATCTGCATGGCCGAGGACCTCGAGCAGGATCAGGACGGGCAGACCGCTCTGCTGCGCTCGATCATCGACAACGCGGCGCAGGTGAACACGCCTCGCACCGCCGCCGTCGAGGCGCAAGTCAACCTCGAGGACCTGATGAACCCCGAGATCGGGGCGATCGTCCGCACCAAGCAGCCCGGCCAGATCGAGGAGCTCACCACGCCATTCGTGGGCGGGCAGACGCTGGCCGTGCTGCAGTACATGGAATCCATCGCCGAGGCCCGCTCTGGCGTCACCAAGATGAGCCAGGGGATCTCTGCCGACATCCTCCAGTCGACGGCCAAGGAGGCCGCCGGCGCCATGGTGCAGGGCTCTGACGCTCGCATCGAGATGATGGCCCGCAACCTGGCCGAGACCGGGGTCAAGGACCTGTTCCTCTGCATCCTCCGCACCGCGATGTACGAGATGAAGGGGCCGCAGTCCGTCCAGACGCTCACCGGCTACACCGAAGTGCGCCCGGACCTCTGGCACGACCAGGTGGCGGTCAACGTCAACGTCGGCCTCGGCAATGGCCGGGTCGGCGAGAAGGCGATCGTGCTGGGCGAAATCGGGCAGATGCAGCAGCAGGTCATGCAGATGCTTGGCCTCGATAACCCGCTCGCCGGCTGGGAGCAGTTCCGCAAGACCATGGTCGATAAGGCCAAGCTCGCCGGCATCCGCAACACGCAGGACTACCTGCCGCGCGTCTCCGAGCCGTTACTCAAGCAGATCACGCAGCAGATGAAGCAGGCTCAGGCACAGCAGGGCCAGCAGCCAGACCCGTCCGCGGGCCTCGTTCAGGCCGAGCAGGTCAAAGCGCAAGCCCAGATGCAGATCAAGTCTGCCGAGATCCAGCAGCGCGGCCAGATCGAGCAGGCGAAACTCCAGACCGAGCTCGCCAGCGACATGATCAGGGCCCGCATGGACGACGACCGCGCCCGCGACATTGCCGCCGGCCAGTTCGCCGTCGAGGCGCAGAAGGCACAACTAGACGCCGCACAGCGCGCAGCCGTGGCGATGGAGCAGGCCCGCGCCAGGCCCATGCCTGGACAGGGTCAGGGTCAGCAACCCGCTGCAGCGCCTCCCCAGCCGCAGGGCGGGCCTATGCCGCCGGGAGTGATGTGACATGGACGATCTGAAGTTCCGCCGCCTCAAGGCCCTGCGCGAGACCGCCGACAACCCCTTCTTCGGGCTGGCGGTCGACGAGCTACGCCGCGAATTGGCCGACCAGATCGCCGACGAGATGGACCTGGTGACGGCCGGCGCCCTGCGTGCCGAGCGCGCAGCCCTCACGCTGATCGCCGGCCGGATCGAATCCTACCTGAACGACCTCATGGTCGTCGAACGCAAGACGGAGCAGAAGACCCATGGCTGACGCCGAAAGCACTGAAGTTCTCAACGCAATCCTAGCCCCGAGTACGCCTGCAAAGGCTTCGGAGGCTGGGGGCGAAGCGGCGACAAAGCCTGCAGATGCTCCGTCTCGGGCGGCGGACGGCCGCTTCGCTTCCAATGAGCCCGCCGAGGCCGAGGCTGACGCCGGCGACGACGATGTCACCGACGCAATCCTCGAGGGGGAAGAGCCTGTAGATGATCAGCCGGCTGACGATAAAGCCGAAGGGGAAGAGGAAGAAGCCGAGGCCGAAGGCGAGGAGCAGCCTGAAGAGGAGGCCCCGAAGAACCTCGATGAGTACACCGTCGACGTCGTGATCGACGGCAAGCCCTCGGAAGTCACGCTGGGCGAGCTCAAGCGCAACTACTCCGGCGCGAAGTACGTGGAGAGAAATATTCAGGAGGCGGTCGAGTATCGCAAGGCCAACGAGGCCGCGACTTACCGCACCTATGCGGTGCTCCAGCAGCAGGTGGATCACCTCAACGCGATCGAGGAAGTGTGGAACAAGTTCGCCACTCCTCAAGCAGACCTCGAGTCTCTCAGGCACCAGAACCCGCAAGCGTACGCGCTGAAGCGGGTGGAGCTTATTGAGGCTCAGGAGAAGGCGCAGAAGATACAGCAGGAAATCAACAACAGGCAGTCGCAGCAGGCGGAAATAGTCGCCCACGCTAAAGCGCAGCGCGTTGAGGATGAAACCCGCATTCTTCTGCAAAAGCTGCCGGCCCTCGCCGACCCCCAGAAGGCTCCTATGGTCATGGGGAAAATACGCGAGGTGGCACAGAGCTATGGCGTGTCGGACGACGAGCTCAATGGGCTCGACGGCCACGTCCCACTGATGGTTCTCGCTGAGCTTGCTTGGCGCCGCGACCAGATGGCGGGGATAGAGGCACGCATGAAACGGCCGACCGGCGACCAGCCGAGGCCCAAGACGCTCCTCCGGCCCGGTACTGCGAAACCCGCGCAGAGCTCTGCAAAGAAGCTCGAGGCGCAACTTCTCACCCGCGCGAGGAAATCTGGCAAGCCCGACGATGTCGCCGCCACTCTCCTCGTCGCTCGTAAACGATAAGGAATACGAACATGGCCGTTAGTTCAGCCGCACTTGAAACCTACGACTCCAAGACCATCCGCGAGGACCTCACCGACGCGGAAAACATGATCTCGCCGACCGAGACGCCCTTCATCAGCAGCATTGCTGGTAAGGCGTCCGCGACGAACACCAAGTTCGAGTGGCCCGTCGTCGAACTCGGCGCTGTAGACGCCAGCAATGCCGTGCCGGAAGGCGAGGACGCCCCGTCCATCGACGCCCCCGTCGTGGCTCTTCGCATGGCAAACTACACGCAGATCATGGACAAGGTTGTGAAGGTGACGGACACCTCGCAGCGCGTCGATGGCGCCGCGAAGGTCGAGAAGCTCGCCAAGCAGATCAGCTACAAGCTGAAGGAACTGAAGCGCGACAAGGAAACCATCTTCCTTGCCAACGCTGTCGCCGTCCCTGGTGCCGCTGTCGGCGCAACGACCCGCAAGGCCGCTGGCCTCGAGGCTTGGCTCATCACCAACGCCTCGCGCGGCTCCGGTGGCGCTGCCCCGACGCTGTCGGGCACGACTGATGGCTACCCGAACGCCGCCCACACTCCGGGCACGTCGCGCACCATCACCGAGGACATGCTCAACACCGTGATCCAGTCCTGCTGGACGCAGGGTGGCGAGGTCAAGTACGGCATCGTCGGTCCCGGCGTGAAGCGCACGATCTCGAAGACGTTCAACGGCTACGCGACCAAGTACAAGGACGCGGACGCCAAGCGTCTCGTTTCGGCGGTCGATTTTTATGAGTCCGAGTTCGGCCTTATCGAGATCATTCCGAACCGCTTCAGCAACGCGGCTTCGATGATCCTCATCGACCCCGAGTTCGTGAAGATCGTCGACCTTCAGCCGACCCGCCAGCTTGAACTGGCCCGCACCGGCCACACCGAGAACCGCCTGATCCAGTACGAGGGCACCCTCGAAGTGGGCAACCAGAAGGCCTGCGGCATCATCACGTCCGTGACGTAATACCTAAACCCTCGGGGGCTCCGGCCCCCGAGACCTTTCATCAGGAGCGAACATGAAGATCATTCTCAAGAAGCCCGTCTGCCACAACGAAGTGTTCTGGGCCGCGGGTTCTGTCATCGAGGCCGAGAAGAACTGGGCGGCTTACGCACTCGGCGTGGGCGATGCCGTCGAGGCTCCCGCTGACGCCGAGCTTTCGGTGGTGCCAGACCTCGGCCCGGCTCGCCAGTCCATCGAGACTGTCGCCATGGAGAAGGCCGCCACGGCCATCGTCACGGCTGTCGCCAAGGCCGCCACGGGCGGCGGCAAGAAGACCTCGTAGGACGCAGATGGCTGACTTCCGCTACTTCGACATCGACACGAACCAGCTCATCGAAGAGCATTGGGACTGGAAAGAGCAGAAGCTCCTCATCCGCAAGACTGAGGACGTGGAGCCGCTGCTCGAGGAGCTCGCCCACGAGCGTGGGATGGGCAACCAGGGCTGGTCCAAGCAACGCCTGTGGCGGAAGATGGGCTCAATCCCGAACCTCGAGATCGAGCGCATCCTGCGCGAGGAGGGGATCAACCTCATCCACAACACGCCGGAAACCCAAAAACGCATCCGTCGCTACTTCACGGACAACCCCAAACTCTCAACCAAGTTCTAGGAGAAAACACATGAAAAAGGCATCCAAGCCGATGTTCGGCAACAAGGGTTCCTCGAAGCCTACGGGCAAGGGCAAGCCGATGGGCATGAAGCCGTCTGGCAGTCACAAGGGCCGTTGATTTTCTGGCCCGAATAGGGCATATTCCCCGATGCGCGACGCCGCCGATTTGGTGGCAGGGCATCTCCCCAGTTCAAGACCCTTGGAGACGCCCCAATGTCGCTCAATTCCCAGATTCCATCTAATGCCGCGGCGGTTACGCCGTCCGACACAACCGACAATTTCGGCGTGGCGCTCTACGTCGGCGTAGCAGGCGGCGTCACGCTCAAGACGGAAGCCGGTCAGACTGTAACCTGGCAGAACGTCCCTGTCGGCACGACCATCGTGCAGCGGTTCACTAATGTCATGGCTGCGACAAGTGCTTCCAGCCTTGTGAGGCAGTGGTGAAAGTAGCCCGCGGCATAGCCACGCCAATCCTTCCGCTTATGGGCGGCGGGTCTGGCGGGGCTAGTGCTGCGGAAAGTCTACTGGGCAGCGAGTTGAGCGGCTTCACGCTCGACTTCCTGACGAACACTTACGCCGTTCGCACCATATCGGATGGTGAGTTGTTGCTGCTGCAACTCGGAAACGAGTGGGACGGCCTGGCTCTTGATTTCACAACGAACCTCGTCGCAAGCCGCGTCTCACTTGGCGCAGAGAGGCTGCTCGGCACTGGTCCCGACACCGTTGAGCCGTATTGCCTCGGCCTTGACTTCACAGACAACACTTCCGCAGTGAGGAACTAGACATGCCCACGACAACCACTGGCAAGGCCAGCGAGTTCATCACGTTCTCGCGCACGTCGAACGCCACCCTTACGGACAGCGACGGCAAGATCAAATGGGCACCCCACAACCTCCTGCTGGCGAGCGAGCAGTTTGATGCGGCGTCGTGGGTAAAGGACAATAGCGGGGCGACTAGCCCAGTTGTTACGTCAAACTATGGTGCAGCGCCGAACGGAACGCAGACTGCGGATAGGGTTGTTCTCAATAAAACTGGTGGGACGTTCTCTAGAGTAGTTCAAAATGCAACCACACCGACTGTTACGTGTGTGTGGAGCGTGTGGATGAAGACAACATCTGGCGGAACCTCAAATGTTGGTCTGCGCATTAACTCAGACGGCGTAAATTGTGTTGTTACTGCAGCGTGGACCCTGTTCACCATAACATCCACAACGGCATCCACTGCTCAAGACGCGCAGATACTACTGTTCGACAGCATTCCAAGTAATGACGAAACTGCTGACATCCTTGTCTGGGGCGCACACCTCTACCGCAGCGACCTCGGCATGAAGGCGAACACCTCCGCGTATCCGATGTACAACCCGACTACGGCGAAGAATTTGCTGGGGTATAGCGAGGACTTTAGCGTAGGGACTTGGAACAAGGATATGACGGCCACGGCAAACGCTATTGTCGCGCCGAACGGCCTGATGACTGCCGATCTGTTGAGTGGTGCAAATAACACCTACACCACTCAGGTGTTGAGCGGAGCCAACCTAGCAACGCAGCAAACATTTAGCATGTACCTTCGGGCAGGTACGCTGACCACGGCTCGTATGGCTGTCTATAAAAGTTCTGGCGGGCAATCTGGCTATGTTGACTTCAATCTGTCTGCGGGAACGGCTGGCACTCCCGCCGGAACCTTTGCGCCGACTAATGCAGCCATCACGCCTGTGGGAACTGATGGGTGGTATCGTTGCTCATTCCGCACGGCCTTTGATACTGGCACCGGGATCGGTCTTGCGCTGTATAATACATCTGGTGCAGCCGGGAACTTTTACGCTTGGGGCGCACAGCTCTCCGACAGCGCGTCCCTCGACACCTACGTCCCGAACTACGGAGCCGCACCGACTGCCGCTGCGTATTACGGGCCGCGACTGGACGCAGACCCAGTGACGCTGGCGCAGCGTGGGCTTCTCGTTGAGGAGCAGCGTACAAACTTTCTGTTGTATTCGGCGCAGTTTGATCAGGGAGATTGGTTGAAACTTGCTGGAGGCACTGGTGTTGTGCCAGCGGTTACAGCGGATGCTGGCACTGCTCCAGATGGCACTTCCACTGCTGATCGTGTTCAGTTTAATAGAGGCGCAGGAACTACAAGTGCAGACATTAGCCGCCTCTTCCAAGACTACACAGACCCCGGCTCTGGCGTAGCAACAAATACCGTCTGGCTCAAATCCTATGATGGTGTTTCGTCGTTCACAGTTATGCTTCAGAATGGTTCTGGTTCATCCACCATCACGGTAACGGGTTCGTGGCAGAGATTTTCTGTTGCCTCAACATCAACATCAGCAAATTTCCAACTTAGACTTCAGGGCGACATAACCCCGGCGACCGCTGACATTCTGGTATGGGGCGCTCAAAGCGAGTACGGCTCCTTCCCCACCAGCTACATCCCGACCGGGGCTGCGACTGCCACCCGCAATGCTGATGTTGCCAGCGTCAGCACGCAAGCGTTCCCGTATAGCAGCACGGAAAGCACGTTGGTTTTGGCGTTCCAGCGTCTTTTACTGTCCAGCATAAGCCATGCGCTTTCATTGCAGGAAGGAAACACCACAAACACTATCTCTTTCATAGCAAACGCAGACAACACATTGACCGCACAGGTCCGTGATAGTGTTGCTGGGGTGACATTTACTGAGCCAAAAGCACTTACTGGCGGCATTATGAAAGTTGGGATTGCGGCTACGGCGAATAATGCGAATGCGGCTTGGGATGGTGTTCTGGGCACACAAGACGCAACTGTGACTATGCCATCGTCTCCAGCCACAGTTCTAAATATTGGTTTCGTAAATACAAACTACGGATACCTCAACGGCCACATCCGTCAGATCACCTACATCCCCCGCCGCCTGACCAACACCGAACTCCAGACGAGGACCAGCTAACATGAGCATTGAAATCTTCGCATGGTGCAGCACGCGCGAACTGTTCGTCACGGGCATGACCACGACCGCCCTGCCTGACGGCTCAATGCTGGCAACGCTCGACGAGAACGGCAACCTGATCCCGCATCAGGGCGTCATCATCGACGAGATCGGTCCGATCACCAAGACGCCTGCCACCTACGACGAGGATGGCAACGTGGTCACTCCTGCCGTTGTCATCGAGGGGCATCACGTTAACCTCGTCGCCATCGACCCCATCGTGGCCGTGCTGATGATGGGACCGCCTGACGCAGAGGGCAACCCGACAGTGCTGCCGCAGTACGACGAGGACGGCACGCTGCTGGGCGTGTTTGAGCGCACGAACATCCTGTCGCTCATCCCCGACCTAGTCTGGACGCCGATCCCCGGCCCCGGCGTTCCGGGTGGCTACGAGGGGCCGAACGGGGTGTGTCTCTTTGATCCGGCAGTCGTGCATGACCGCGCGAGGGTGTGGCTCTGATGAAGCGGATCATCCTCCACTGGTCGGCTGGATCGCACAATGTCTCGGACATTGACCGCGAACACTATCACCGCGTCGTCGCCGGTGATGGCACGATCGTGAAGGGCGACCACCCAATCGAGGACAACCTGGCGACATCGGACGGCATCTACGCGGCCCACACGAGGGGCTGCAATGCCGGCGCGATCGGCGTGGCAATGGCCGGCATGATGGGCGCAGAAGGCCCCGGCAAGCTCGGCAAGTACCCGCTGACCAAGGTCCAGTTCGACGCCTGCATCGAGCTCGTGAAGAAGCTCGCCAAGGCCTACCGAATCCCGGTCACTCTCAGCACCGTGCTTTCCCACGCCGAGGTGCAGACGACGCTCGGCATCAAGCAGAACGGCAAGATCGACATCTCGTTCGGCATCCCCGGCAAACCCGAGCTCAAGACGGCTCGAGCCTGCGGCGACTATATAAGGAGCCTCATCTGATGGCCCTGTACGCGACATATTCCGCATGGGTCGCCGGGGTGAAGGATTGGCTCGATGCCGACCACCTCACCGACGCCCAGATCGGCAGCTTCATCAGCCTCGCGCAGGATCGCATGAACCGCGAACTGTCGGTCTTCGAGATGGAGGCGACGGTCACGCTCACGGCCGCAGCCGGGTCTGTCACGCTGCCGGGGAACTTCAACCGCATTCGGCAGGTGTCGGTCGCCGGCGTCGGCACCTACGACGTCTCGACCAAGGGCGAGATCGTCAACGTGACTGCCGACGACAACGAGGACCGCCGCCTCTTTGCCATCGACGCTGGCTCGATCATCATCTGGCCCACCTTGCTGGATGGAGCGCAGGTGACGGTTGACTACTACGTGAATGTGCCCGCCATTGGCGCCGGCCTGAACAGCAACGTCTTCAGCGACAGCTACGCCAACTTGCTGCTGTACGCCTCGCTGGCAGAGGGCTCCAACTTCATTGTTGAAGATGACCGGGCGCAGGGCTTCGAGGCGAAGTACCTGCTGAACCTCGAGATCGCAAACCAGAAATCCAAGAGGGTGAAGATGGGCTCGACGCCCCTTCGCCGTTTCGTGAGGATCGCCTGATGGGCACGACAGCCACACCGAACCTGAACCTCATCAAGCCGAACCCGTTCGAGGAAGAAGATAGCTGGGCGCCGATCCTGAACAGCAATTTCGACAAGATCGACACGGCCGTGGCCGCCAGGCTGACCTCGACGGCCGCAGTGTCCTCGGTCGCCGGCCTGACGCCTGCCGCCGACAGGCTGGCCTACTACACGGGCGCCTCCGCGGCGGCCCTGACGACCCTGACGACCTTCGCACGCAGCCTGATGGCGGGCGTGGACGCCGCGGCCATGCGCGCCACGCTGGGGCTTGGTGGCCTTGCCACTCTGAGCGCCGTGGGTGCCGCCGAGATCACGGACGGATCTGTCGGAACGGCGGAACTCGCCAATCTGTCGGTCACCACGGCAAAGCTGGCAGATGGGTCAGTGACTGCCGGCAAGATCGCTTCCGGCGCCATTCCTGCCGCGTTCCCTTCCGGCACGCGCATGCTCTTCCAGCAGACGGCGGCCCCGACCGGGTGGACGAAGGACACCACCCAGGATGACAAGGCCCTGCGCGTCGTCAGCGGCGCGGTGGGCTCTGGCGGCTCCGTCGCCTTCAGCACTGCCTTCGCCAATCGCACGGTCTCCGGCAACGTCGATAACACGACGGCAGGCGGAACTGTTGGAAGCACTGTGCTCGATGTGACGCAGATTCCGTCGCATACGCACACATTCACATACGGCACAAATGACGTTAATGGCGGTGGCGGGTCATATCCTATGTATAACGCAGGCTCGAGTGTTAAGACGACTGCGGCTACTGGTGGTGGAGGCGGTCACACCCACTCCTTCACCGGAACGGCCCACAACCACTCCTTCTCGACCACGCTCGACATGGCCGTCCAGTACGTCGACCTCATCATCGCGTCGAAGGACTGACCATGCAGTTGAAACCCGGCACCTTCTGTCCGCTGATCAAGGGTGAGTGCAAGGGGCTCCAGTGCAACTGGTTCACCCAAGTGCGTGGCACGAACCCGAACACCGGCAAGGACGTCGACGAGTGGGGCTGCGCCGTGACGTGGCTCCCCGTGCTCCTCATCGAGAACTCACAGCAGCAGCGCCACACGGGCGCCGCCGTGGAGAGCTTCCGCAATGAGATGGTGCGGGCCAACGAAGCAACCAGCCTCCTTCTCACCCACAACGCGATGCTTGAGTGATGAGCGGACAAAACGCACCAGTCCTCGACCTGCCGCCGGGCGTCCTGCGGAACGGCACGCCTCACTCCGTGGGGCGTCGGTGGTGGGATGCAAACCAGGTGCGTTGGGTCGACGGCCAGCTTCAGCCGATCGGCGGCTGGGCCAAGGGCAAGTATTTCGGCGACGACTTGGGCCTTCTTGGCGACGAGTGGCGGGGTCTCTCGCTGGACATGACGACCGACGTGTCGATCATGCGCCAAGCGACGGATGCCGAAATTCTGCTCGGACCCGGCCCGTCATCGCTCGAAACCATCCGCGACGCCCTCTCGTGGCGCGACAACAACAAGACGCCATGGTACGCCGTCGGAACGTCGACCAAGCTCAAGGGCGCGACACCTACCTCGGCCACCATCCGCGACATCACGCCCGCCAGCCTCGCCGTCACCACCGGAACATTGTCCGGATACGGAGCGGGTCTCTTTGGCTCGGGATACTACGGCGCGGCTGTTCCGACGCCCCTCGATAACGTAGGCCAGTGGTCGCTGGACAACTTCGGCCGCTACCTCGTGGCAGTCCACAGCCAAGACGGCCGGCTGTTTTCGTGGGACCCCACAACGCCGACAGTTATAGCCGCGCCCGTCACCAATGCCCCGATCGACAACACGCTCGTGGTCGCCACCGACGAGCGCATGATCATGGTCCTGGGCGGCAAGGGCAACCCCCGCCGGGTGAAGTGGTGCGACCGTGAGAACATGACGGTATGGGCCGCCAGCGCCACCAACACGGCCGGAGGATTCGAGCTCAACTCGTCGGGCACGATCATCGCCGCGGTTCGCGTGCAGGGCGGCATTCTGGTGCTCACTGACGTCGACGCGCACATCATCGAGTACGTGGGCGCCCCCTACTACTACGCCCGCAGGCGCCTCTCTGAGGAGGTCGGCTGCGTGGGCAAGAACGCCCTCGTGGGCGTCACCGGCATGGGCTTCTGGCTCTCCAAGGAGGGCTACTGGCGCTACGACGGCAACGTCACGCTGGTGCAGTCCGACGTCGACTACGAGGTTCTGGCGAATGGCGACCTGACTGTGCCGGCGAATGTCTTCCTCGGCTACAATGGCTTCAACCGCGAGATCTGGACATTCTACCCGAAGCGCGGCTCCTCGACTCCAGACAGTTACGTGTTCGTGTCCCTCGATGGGGCGCCGTACTGGTCGAAGGGCTCGATGTCGCGCACGGCCTTCATGAACCCGGTCTGGGACACGAGGCCATACCTCTACGCCGAATCTCAGGAGTACCAGCACGAGGTCGGCCTGCTGGCTGACGGGGCCAGCCGCATCAACGACATTTTCGCTGAGACGGGCGAGTTTGAGATCGGCAACGGCGAGCAGAACATGCGCGTCGACCGGATCTGGTTCGACGGCTTGAATTACGACGCCTCGACGGGCACGAGCTACACCTCAGACTACGAGCTCCTCTTCAAGCTCCGCCAGGCGCCTGCCGCCCCACAGAGGACCATCGGCCCGATCTCGCCAGACAACACGATCGGCTACAACAGCACCAGGTTCCGCGCCCGCTCGATACAGGTTCGCGTCGAGCCGGTGGCAGACACCACTTGGGCTCTCGGCAAGCTCCGTCTCCGCATGAAGTCTGGAGGTGCCCGGTGAGCAATCGCACCCTCGTCCTCCCGTCTGCATCCTATGACGCATCTCACGAGCGGCAGCGCAATCGCCGCATCGAGGAGGTCATCAGGAACACGGAGACGAACTTCAGCGACCTCCTGCGCTCGATGTTCGTTCCCGCCTGCCTTGTGTCGGAGCTCCCGACGGCAACCGCCGGCGTGCGCGGCTTCGTGACTGACGCAACCTCGACCACCTTCGCCTCGGCAGTGGCAGGCGGGGGGGCAAACGGCGTTCCCGTCTACAACGACGGAACCATCTGGAGAGTTGGGTGATGTCGACAATAAACGACCTGTTGAGGCGAGTACCAATGCTGGCCGTGCTGCCGCTCATCGTCTGGCTCTTTGGCATGACTGCGTGGACGGCAAGCTGGAAGGCCGAGACTGACTACAAGCTGTCGCTCGTGATGAAAACCTCGACGGCGATCGAGGAGCAGTCTGAGCGCGTCATCGCCATCGAGCAGAAGCTGATCTACCTCACGGACTACGTGCGTGAAATGAAAGACGCTCTTAAGGAGAAAACGAAATGAACTTCACCAACATCCTCGGCACATTGACGGCAATTCTGACTGTCCTCACTGGCGTGATGACGCAGCTTCTCGGCTGCACGACTGACGCCGTGGGCGTCACGATCTGCGCCTCGACGATCCTGCCGGCAAAGTACATGGCAATTTCCGCTTCCATCTTCGGCATCCTGACGTTGATCAGCAAGCTGATGCGGCCCGGCGGCGCGCTGCACTCGCTTTTCGGCCAGACGGCCGTCGTGGTTGACGGCGCCAAGTCTGCAATTGGAACCGTCACCAAGGCGCAGGTGGCATCGAAGTGAAGTGGATCTGGCTCATATTCGCGGCACTCGCCGCGGCTGCGGCCGCAGCGGTGTGGTCTGCCTTCCAGTCCCCTGACTTCGTGGCGGGCCTCACGGCTCTCGCCATCGGGGCGGCGGTGAAGGCGGTCATGCCGGTGATTGCCAAGCCTATGAGCCAGGCAGACCAGAAGGCCTTCCGCGACTGTGTCAGGCGCGGCGGCGAGTGGGACCACATCAGGAAGCGGTGCAAATGAACGCGCCCGTGAAGCCCATCCTCGGCACGGCCCAAGACCTCGCCAAGTGGCGCGGGCAGGTGGATCGCGCACTGCGCGGCCAACCCGTGGGCTTCGAGCAGTTGGCCGACGCCATCGACGAGGGTCGCATGTTCATGTTCGACAGCGGCGAGGCTTTTGTCGTCATCGAGCCGCAGGGCGACCCCATCCAGTTGGTCGTCGTCGTGGGCGGCGGATCTCAGAAAGGCCTCGAGGGGCTCGAGCTCGTCGTCAGCGTCTGGGGCTCAATCATTGGCGCGACAAAGCTAGTGGCACACGCCCGCGAGGGGTTCTGGCGGCGCTTGAAGACGCAGGGATGGAAGAAGTCCCGCATAATTATCGAGAAGGAGATTAGCCATGGGTGGCGGTAGCACGACGCAGGAAACCGACAGCAAGACGGTCAACAAGCCGCCGAAGTGGTTCAACGACGCGGCGATCAAGTCGTTGAAGGTCGCGGACGAGATCAACCAGGCCGGCTACGTGCCCTACATGGGCAACCAGGTCGCAGCATTTACGCCCATGCAGCAGGCAGGCATGCAGGGCGTGGCTGACTGGGCGAGCGCCGCCAACGGCACGCCCAAGATGGACGCCATGGCCGGCATGCCGCAGGCTACGGTCGATGGATCAGGCGTCGCCGGGTACGAGAGTGCCACCGGCATGATGCGGAACCTCGAGCAGATCAAGGAACGCTTCCCGAAGCAGTACGACCAGCTTTCCCGCTTTGGTGGCGACCTGCTGTCGGACCCGTCTCGCCCGCCAAGTGACATCAAGGACAGCCCTTGGGCAGTGGGCGAGGAGGCCAAGAAGGCCTACGCCCGCGAGACTGGTGGGGCTGGTGGCGGCGCCGGCAACACGCTTGACGCCTTCTTCGGCAACAAGGGTCCGTACAGCATGCAGGATCTCCTGAAGCAGGGTTTCACGAGCGGCGGCGGTGTTGGCGGCATGGCTGCCTTCATGGGCACTCCCTACTACTCGAACAGGGGCGGCGCGGCAGGCAACGGCAGGATGACCTCTGCCTTCCAGCAGCTTTACGACCGCGACATCCTCATGGGTCGGAATCCGTGGGCCGCCTCCATGAAGCCGCCGGTTGCGGAGCCAAAGCCTGAGACGCCTCTCCCGACCTACAACTCCCCGAATAAGTGGTGGTAACGATGGCCCTTCAAGACACGACTTTCGGCCTCTACAACAACGCCGCCGGCAACGCCGGCCAGATGTACGGCACCGGCATCGGCATGCTGGGGCAGGGCCTCGGCACCATGGATCAGGCCGCCGGCGGCTACGGCCAGATGATGGGCTCGCTGGGTGGCGCGCAGTCGGCCTTCGGGCAGATGGCGGGCATGGCGCCCTCCGACGTGCAGGCCGGGCAGCTTAACGGCATGAACCTGTCGGGCTACATGAACCCGTTCCAGCAGAGTGTCATCGACACGACCATGGGCGAGCTCAACCGCCAGGAGACCTTGCAGGGCAACGCCATGCAGGACCAGGCGCAACGTGCCGGTGCCTTCGGCGGCGACCGCATGGCGGTGCAGCAGGCCGAGAACAACCGCAACTTCGACATGACGCGGGCCTCGACGCTGGCGAACCTGAACAGCGCCAACTTCAACAACGCGCAGCAGATGGGCACCAGCGACCTGAACCGCAACATGCAGGGTCAGATGGCGAACCAAGGCATGCGATCCGGCATGATGCAGTCGGGCGCCTCGGGGCTCTCAGGCCTCGGCCAGAGTGGCGCTTCGGGCCTCGGCTCGCTCGGTCAGGGCATGGCCGGCATGGGCCAGAACCAGATGCAGTTCGGTCAGAACCAGATGGGCAACCTCGCCAATCAGGGCTTCAACATGGGGCAGCAGATCAACAGCAACCAGATGCAGGTGGGCAACCAGCAGCAGGGACAGCTTCAGAACATCCTCAACAACATCATGGGGCAGACGAACGCCTGGCAGAACTACGGCGACACCGGCCTGCAGCGTTACTTCGGCGCGACGCAGAACCCCGGTGGCTACGGCACGTCGACGACGAATGGCACGGTGACCGGGTCGAGCAATCCGGGCCTCGGCGGCATTCTTGGCAGCGTCGGCTCGATCGTCGGCGCATTTATGTAAGGAGCGGCAAATGGGCATCCTCGGAAATATGTTTGGCATGGATGACGAGGGGTCCTCGGACTTCGGCGCACGCCTTGCACTCGCCAGTCAGGCGCTCATGGCTATGGACCAGGGGCAAGTGGCGAACATCGCGCCGGCCATTGCCGATCTCAACTCGCAGCGCCGCAAATACATGGATCAGGCCAAGAGCCAGAAGTGGCTGCAGGCTCAGGCGGCCGGCATGGCCGACAAGAACCCGCGCCTTGCCGCCATGCTGGAGAACGCGCCTCCTGGCGTGGGCGAGAGCCTGATCAGCAAGTACCTCGAGACGCAGTTCCAGCCGCCAGACTGGAAGACGTTTGAATCGCAGGGCGACGTTTATCGCTACGATCAGGGGGACCCGAACAGCAAGCCTTCGATGTTCTTCGACGGGCCCGCTGCGGCTCCGACCGGCGAGATGGCCCAGTACGAGAACGACCAGCAGATGCGGACCTCGCAAGGCCTGCCTCGCCAGTCCTTCGCCGACTGGAACGTCTCCACTCTGGCGCCGCCTAAGCCTGCCGACTGGGAGAACAAGTACAGCGCACTCGTGGCTGACATGCAGAGGCGCGGCATCCCCGAGGATCAGATCCCGACGCTCTCCGAGTTCCTTGACGACGGCCTGAAGATCACGACGAACCCTGACGGCACGACGACCGTCTCGCAGGGCGGCACTGGCAACAAGGCGCCGACCGAGGGCGATTTGCGCTCGAAGCAGATCGTCACCTCGATGGTGTCAGATATTCCGGCGGCCATCACTGGCTTTGACGATATGTCTAGCTTTGCAAGCACGGCTGAAGGATTGGGTGCCAACTTTCTCAATGACGAGAACAGCCAAGCAACTCTCTACGCCATTACCAATGTTGCCACGAATGCAGTTTATGCGATTTCGGGACAGGGCACGACTGAGGTTGAAATGGAAAGGCGGATCAAATCTATGGTCCCTGTTCCGGGAGACAAACCAAAGGCCCTGAGAGACAAGAAGAAACGCCTTATAGATGCGGTCAAGTCCATGACCTCACGCGCGGGCGTTACGCTTGCAGACTTGGGCATCGATCCCGCCATCTTTGAGGTGGGCGGCGGCACTCCAAAGACTGACGCGCCTGCGGCCGCGGGCGGCTCGACGCCCAAGAAGATGATCTGGACGCCCGGCGGCGGTCTGCAGGAGGAGGAGTGATGGCTGGCGAGCAGAAGTTCTTCGAGGTCACGATCCCCAATACCAACGTCACGATCAAGTTCCCCGAAGGCACTGACCCGGCGACAATTGATCAGGTGATGAAGCAGGCTCACGAGCAGGCCATGCCTAAGCGCGACGACGCCGGCATGGCAGCGCGAGTCTCGAAGATGTCGCATCAGGAGATGGTCGACACCTACCGCTCGCTGCCGAAGGACGACCCCTTCGTCGGTTTCCTCGCCAAGAAGATCGCCCAGCCGCGCGATGGCGAGACGCCCGAGCAGGCGCAGGAGCGCGCCTACGGCAAGCTCTCGGACCCCACCGACAAGATGGGCTCCACGGGAAGCGCCGCGGCGACCTTCCTGCAGGGCGTGCCATTTGCTGGCGAGTGGATGGACGAGATGTTGGCGAAGCTCGGCTCCGTCACTGGGCCGAACGACGCGCAGACGAACCTCCGCGCGATCCGCGAGGGCCGCGACACTTTCCAAAAGGAGAACCCGAAGACGGCGACGGGCCTGCAGATTGGCGGCGGCCTCACTGGCGCGGCCGTAACAGCCGGCATGCTGCCGTGGTGGGCGCCCGAAAGCCTCGCCATGCAAGTGCTATATGGCACAGGGGCGGGAGCCGTAGGTGGCGCCGCCGATGGCTATGTCTCAGGCTATGGCGCAGGCACCGACGAGCCGAGCCGCAAGTCCGAGGCCCAGAGCCGGGCAGTCATCGGCACGGCACTGGGTGCGGGTGCCGGCGGCATCCTCCCGGTGATTGGCTCCGGCCTTAGTGCCGGCGTCCGCAGGCTACTCGACCGAAACAACATCAGCAGGACAGCCGAGCAGGCTGGCCTTTCTAGGCCCTCCTACGAGCTCCTGTCGCGGGCTCTGGAGGCTGACGGCACGATCATGGGTGCCGGCCGGCAGGGGCCTCCCACGGGCGCCAGCCGCATCGCTCAGGCCGGCCCGGCCGCCATGGTGGCGGACAGCGGTCCAGCGGCAACCGGCCTCCTCGACAGCGTCATCCAGAGTGGCGGTGAGGGTGCCCGGATCGGCCGCGACGCGGTCGAGGGCCGCGCCGGTCGAACGCTGCAGACGACCAATCAGGCTCTCAACACTGGCCTCGGCACCCCGCAGGGCATCCAGACCATGGAGGACGGAATCCGCCGCGGCACTCAGACCGCCCGCCGCACGACCTACGACGCGGCCTACCGCCAGCCGATCAACTATGCGGTGCCGGAAGGCCAGCAACTTGAAGCATGGTTCAGGCAGGTCCCAGGCGACGTGCTGCAGGCTGCAAACCGCCTCATGCAGGTGCGCCGCGAGCCTGCCTCGGCCCAGATCCTGCTCCGGCAGCAACGTGACGGCAGCTTTGTCGCCCAGCGCCTTCCTGACGTGCGCCAGTGGGACTACATCACCCGCGCCATGAACGACGTGGCGCAGACCAATGACGGCGCTGGCGCCCTCGGAGGTCAGACCTCGATCGGCTCAGGCTTCCAAGAGTTCTCACGCGACATCCGCCAGACGCTGCGCGGGCTGGTGAGTGAGTATGGAACCGCCCTCGACACTGCGGCTGACGCAATCGACGCCCGCAACGCCCTGCGCTTTGGCGAGGGCATGCTTTCTGCCCGCACGACCCGCGACGAAGTGGCGAACACTCTCGCAGGCTTTAGCCAGGCCGAACGGCGCCACGCGGCCTTGGGCGTGCGCTCGAGGATCGACGAGGTGCTCGCCAACGTAAAACTCGCGGCGACCGACCAGAACATGGACGCCCGCGAAGCCTTGCAGGCCCTGCGTGATCTCTCAAGCCGCGCCTCCCGCGAGAAAGTCACGGCACTCATCGGCCAGCCGCAGGCCGATACTTTGTTCCAGCAGCTTGATCAGGCCGGCCGATCGCTCGGGCTCCGGGCAAACGTGGCGACCAACTCGAAGACGGCCGCTCGGCAGGAGTTCAAGCAGACCCTGTCGGATTACACCGACGACGGCATCTACAACAAGCTGACCTCGGGCGAGGGCATCAACGCCTTCAAGTCGGCGGTGCAGGAGCTCTTCAACACGACGGCGAAGGGCAAGCAGCAGAGCCGCGACAGGGTCGGCGGTGAGATCGCGCGCTTCCTGACCGACCAGAACCCGCAGGGCCTCCTGCAGCTTCTCCAGAGGATCGCGCAGCAGAACCCGCAGAACATCACCACAGCCGGAAACCTCGCACGTCTGCCGGCGCAGAGCGCAGCTACCGGCGCTTATCTACTAGGAACGCGAGAGAGAGCGCCAGCGGCAGGAGGGAGAGGCCCGAGATGATCGTCCAGACCGCTCCGCTCCGCTCGAGCGTGACTTCGAGCCCAAGCCTGAAGACGTTGGCGGCGATGAAGAAGCCGACGACGACGGAGATGGCGAAGACGATGGCAATGAATCTCATGCCCAGCTCCTACCACGACACTGTTTCCGGTTTCAGGAAAAAGGATTAACGACGATGGATAACGCTCAACTCGCAATGCAGTATTTCCAGAGCCAAGGCTGGACGCCGGCTCAGGCTGCGGCCATCGTCGGCAACCTGCAGCAGGAGAGCTACGCGCGCCTCGATCCCAATGCCCTCCGAAAGAATGACGCCGGCCCTGGCAACCACTCGATGGGCCTCGCCCAGTGGAACCGCGAGCGGCTGGGAGCTCTGCGGGACTTTGCCAAGCAGCAGGGCAAGCCTTGGAACGACTTCCAGACGCAATTGGAGTTTGTCCAGCACGAGCTCACCGGCACCGAGAGCAGGGTCGGCAAGGCCCTGAAGGGCGCCGGAGACATCAGCGCAGCCACGGCGGCCTTCGTGGGCTACGAGCGGCCGCAGGGCTGGAGCCTCAAGAACCCCACCGGCGCGCATGGCTGGGAGAACCGCCTCGCCAATGCCAGCGCCCTCTACGGTAGCGGAAAGCCTGCCTACAGCGCCGGCCCCGGCCGAGGCTCTATGGCGGGCTACAGGACGCCCGGCAGCTATGAGGGCGGCCAGTTCATCCCCGGCGTCGAGAAGACCTTCTACGACGACCGCTCGCCCATGCTGCCCGGCAATCAGGGGCAGGGTGTCGGTGCCAGCCTCGGCGGCTTCTCCGGCGGCATGTCGCAGGTGGCGGCCCGCAACCCCAACATCCAGAATGCCGCGATCTCCGGCACCGGCGACATGCGCCCCAGCAACTTCCAGCGCAATGCCGCCCGGCAGGCCATGGAGGGCGACCAGAGCCAGAAGGCGCGCCTCCTGCAGGCAGCAGGGCTCGATCCTACCGGCAAGACCCGCGTGAGCCCCAGGGGCACCTCTGAGAGCTCTCTGGGCGGCATCCTCGACAAGCTCAAGGCAAGCGCCGCCAATAACACCGGGCCAGGCCTCGACGCCAAGCTCGCGGCCATCCCCCAGAACATCCAGACCCGCCTCGATGGCGGCATTCTGGGCAAACTCTTCAACCTCTTCTCATAGGAGACGACGACAATGCCAATGCGCGATGATTTCAACAGCAACATGGGTCGCCCCGGCGGCTTCGGCGGCGGGCTTAACGGCGGCCTCGGTGGCGGCATGGGTGGCGGAAACCCCGGCGGCGGCTACGGCGGCGGCATGACCCAGAACACCGGCTTGCGGACTGGCGCCACGATGCAGGGCACCAGCGCCTTCGGCCCGCCCGGCGGCATGGCGCAGGGCTACGGCATGAACCCCGCCCAAGCCCGCCAGGCGGCCATGCAGGGCATCATGGGCGGGCTGCAGGGTCGGGCGCAGCCTACTGGAGCACAGCCCCCGCAGTCCCCGCCGCCGCTGCCGACTTCAGCTTGGTTGAAGGCTTACGGCAACATCAACAGCCCGATCGCAACGGGCTGGGCTTACAGCCCCGGAGACATGACCGGCGCGCGACCAATGCAGGACTATCCTCGATACCAGAGCCAGCCTCAGAGGCTCGCCCCCGGCCAGCCTAAGATTCAGGACCGGTTGCCGGGCAATGTCGGCCCCGGCAACTGGGCCGGTCAGGCCAGCGATCCCCGAGCCATCAGCGGCCAGAACTGGGGCAACCCCGGCGCCGGGTCGATGGGCTTGGGGAGCGCAGGCGGCGGCCGCGCAGGCGGCGGCGGGCGCGGCTGGTAATTAGTTGAAGGGAGTTTGATCAATGCCGAGCCTCGCCAAAGTCATCAGCAAGACGCCGAAGAAGAAGCTCTCGATCTCCGACTGGAAATGGAGGCCGCCGGGTGAGGTAAAGGCCGAGCTCGGCCTCACCGGCACGCCCGATCACATCCAAGATTTCGGCAAGTACATGCTGGAGATGGCTGGCAAGGCAAAGGACAAAAAACTCACCGCGCGCGATCTGGTGAAGGCCTACACGATCACCCGCTCGAGCATCCAGAGGCAGGCCACGGACGTGAATAACGTCATCAAGGCAGGCCTGCCCCTCGACCCCAAGATGGGCAAGGTGCGCCCCGAGGGCGCCTTCTCCGAGTGGCTGGGCACGCCCATGGGCCAGCGTTACCTCAACGCGGCCGAGAAGGGTAAGGTCGACGAGGACGCCGTCGCCGATGCCGTCAAGATCATGGCGCCTTTCGGCAAGCACGAGAAGGACATCCCCGACGCGCTGCGCTGGGGCGCCCAGAACCTGCCCGGCCGCGAGGGTCAGGCGTCAGAGCTCGTGGCGAGGGCCGCAGATGGGTCTAGCAGCCCCACTGAGTGGCGTTCCTTCGCCAAGGACGTCAAGGGCATCGGGCCGGCCAAGGCCGGCTTCTGGGCCTCCCTGCTGGGCCGCGGAGACCTCCCCACGCTCGACGCGCGGCAGGTGGCGATCCACACCGGCAAGCCTACGGCTGCGAGCAAGCAGTTCATCTCCAACAAGCGGCTTGGAGATCAGGCCGTTGATCGGCTCTCCAAGCGTCAGGCCGACATGGCTGTGCCCATGCCTGACGAGCTGAAGCCGTTCTACCAGCACCTGACCCACCACAATGTGTGGGACACTGCCGGAAACACGAAGACGACGCACTCGGACGTCGTCAACGCGATGAAAAACTATTCCATTGCCGCAGGTCTGGCGGGTGGCGGCCTTGGTGCCTCTGCCATGTTCGACAATGCCGAGGCGGCCGAGCCGCAGCCAGCGATGCCGACGACCGACGACCCGCAGGCGTGGGCCGACTTCGACCGCCAGATGCGGGCAGTCAACGCGCCCACAGCAGGCAAGATGGCCGCCGACATCGGCACGCAGGCCGTCGCCGGCATCAACCGCGGCGTGGCTGCGCTGCCGGGCCTGCCGGGCGATCTCGCCGACCTCGCCGACTGGGGGCTCGACGCGGCCGGCGTCTCGGACAACGAGACCCTCCGCAACGTGATCAACCCCGGCCGCATGTTGCCGATCCGGGGAGAGGATTCGATAAAGGCTTGGGAAGACTTCGCCGGCAAGCTGCCGGAGGCTGAGACGTCTCTGGGCACCGCCACGGACTTCCTCGGCCAGCTCGTCTCGCCGGGGCCGGGAGAGCTGACTGGGGCGATGTCACTGTCGGCCTTGCTTGCCTTGCCAGCCAACAAGAGGCTCGTGACGCTCGTCGATGAGGCCAAGAGGCTCGGAGTTGAGCCGAAGGTGCTCGCCAACTATTACAGCGGCATCAAGTACAACAACCCTAAAATCATGTCTCCGAACGCCACAGCGCCCGAAGACTGGATGAAGAGTGTCGAGGACGTGCCATCTCAGACGCCAGTTAAGCGCCGCCCCGAAGACCTGATTGGGCGCACGGTTTATTCGGCGCCGGGTGACATGGCGAGCACCAGCATCGTTCATGGTATCAATGGCAGGAACGTGAACCCGACGCAGCCCGGCGGCGGCCCGCGCTTCACTGTGAAGCAGAAGCGCATTGACGAGGGCGCTGTGTGGGCTGGAGCTCCCACGGCCGCGACTGGCGCCATCAACAAGAGCAAGGCCATCACCGATGCTGGCGGCGACCCTCTTATGATCAATACGACGATGGCGTCTGATGCGACTGATTACAATGCGGCGACGGCTGATCTGGTGCTGCAGGACATTCAGGCCGGCAAGAGGACGAAGGCAGAGCGGAAGAGGCTCAACGACTTCCTCCTCGAGAAGTTTGGCCCAAATGGTCCCGACAAGACCCGCATCGATGACTTTGACCCTCGAGATTTCCCCGGCATTGACACCGATAAAAATCTCGAGAAGACCAGAGCACTTTTGCTGAACAATGCCCCCGGCCCGCACGGTCAAATGCGGACGCGCATGGTGAAGGCGTTTGACGGCCGCGATGCCCTCGACATGGGTGCGCCCGAGATCGGCCCGATCCGGTTTGCAATTGCCGACCCTGACTTCGCCCTGAACGACGCGCAGTGGGCCGGCGGCTCGCTTTTCAAGGTTGACCCGAATGGCAAGGCCATCCCGTCTGATCACGGGACTTACGCGGCAAGCTATCCCGGCTGGGGAGAGGGTGAGCTCGACGGGCGTGTGCCGGTGGGTTACCTGATGCCGGATTGGGTGAAGAACAATGCGCGCCAGCCTCTCAAGCCTGACGGCACGCTCTCCTCCAATGACTGGTACACCTTCGGCCGGCAGGGTCCGACCCAAAAGATCACGGAAGAGATGGTTGATCGCTGGTACAAGCTCGGCCTGTTTAAGTGAGATCGCCGACGCCGACGTCGGCCTTCTTGCCGAGCTCGTCGGCCAGTTTCATCAGGTAGCCGGAGGCCCGAAGGACGCCGCGGGCCTCCTCCTTCTCGCCGAGCTCCTCGTGGGTGCGAGCCCATGCCTCGAGGTGCTCGGCGGCCTTCATGGTGTAATGCAGCGCGATGAAGGCGTGAGCCTTCTCAAGCTCCTCGAGCCTGATCTTCAGGGTGGTGTCGCTCATAGCTCGTCCTCCAGTGCTTTCAGGGCCAGAGAGAAGACCTTCGGGATCGGCCACTTGCCCGACAGGTAGTAGGAGATGGTATTGCGCGAGACCTCGAGGTGCTCGGCCGCCTTCTTCTGCGACAGGCCGTTCTTGTCGAGGTACTTCTGGAACTGCTTGGGGGTCACTTGTTCACTCCGATCAGCGGCAGCGACGGCAGGCCCTGCGGCGTGGGCGTGATGATGGTCACGCCACTGCTGAACTGGGTGCCGGTGAACTGCTGCCCGGTCTGGCCGTTGAGGCCGAGGATGTTGCCGTCAGGCGATACGGTGAAGACGTTGCCGGCGCTGTCGACGCAGGCACTGCCGACGCAGCCCGCCGCTGCCGGCCCGGTGAGGGCCAGCAGGGCGAGGAGGGGGAGGGTGGTCTTGTGCATGGCGGCGTTCCTTAAAAGGGGAGGGGGGAGAGGGGCGCGAGGCCCCTCAAAGCAGCGTGCGGATGTTAGCGGGAACGTCGGCCTCGCCGATCACGCCGAAGCGGATTCCATCGGCGTAGAAGGAAGCCTCACGGGCTTCGAACTCGTAGGCCTCGGAGCCGTAGCGCGGATAATGATCGATCCACAGGTCAGAGTTGATTGAACCACCGGCCTGAACCTTGGCGGCAAGGCGGGCGACGCGGTCGGCGTCCTTGTGGCCGTAGCCACCAAGGATGAAACGCTGGCCGTCCCTGGCCTCGGCGACGACGCTGTAGAAGCCGTTGCCGTCGATGTCTACTGCGCTTGCTTCGATGATCTTGGTGCGGTTCATTGTGGTGCTCCCTGTTGATGACCCAGATATATGCTCACATGTGAGCATGTTCAAGGGGGTAATTCGCACAAAACGAAATAATTTACCGGCCCATCTTGTGCGGTTTCACGAGGCCGATAATTCAGGGAATTGAATTAGCGGCTTTACCGGCCTGTCATGACTTGTCATGACTTGTCACTTGACAGGCGACAGCCGGACCCCATTGCGCGGGGGTCAAAAAGGTTAGGGGCAAAAAAATATTCGGCGAGGAATTTCAATGGCCCGGAAGTGGCAGGTTAGGGGCAGAAAACCCTCTAACTCTTAGGAATCAGCACAAAATGCCAGTCTCTCATCGCCCACCATAACCTTCAAAAACTCCTTATTTTTAAGCCTTTTCAGGGCCGGTTAGGGGCAGGGTTAGGGGCAGCATCTTGGTGACGCTGCCCAGCGACAGCTTCTTCCGGCTGGCCGAGCGGATGTAGGTGGCAGCTTCCGTCGAGCCATGTGCCCAGCCGAAAACGGCATTGAGCTCGGCCTCCGTGGCGCCGTTCTCGGCCATGCGCTTTGCAGCCAGTTTCCTGAGCCCGTGGGACGAGCCGGGCACCTTTGCCTTCACGCAGGCCCGCTTGAACCAGTTGCCGAAGCCCTCCTTCACGAATGGCTTGCCGAAGGATGTCACGAGGTAAGTCTTTTCACCTACCGGCGTTGCGGCGATCGAGGTCGCCAGCGGCGGCAGGATCGAGATGGTGACCTCGACCGGCTTGCCCATGTTCCGGCTCTTCTCGGTGGTGATCGTGATCTGGTCGTCGCGCGTGTTTTGCCGGCCCAGCCTGACGACGTCTGAGCGGCGCACGCCGGTGAATACGAGCAGGTCGAAAGCGAGCCGCTCGCGGGTGCCTACAGGCCAGCACTCCTCGAAGTCCTGAGCCTCGTCCTCTGTCCAGGGGTGGAACCCCTTGGTCTTTACCCGCACCGGCTCCACGCCCTTCGCCGGGTTCTCCTTGACCCACTGGCGCTCGACGGCGAACTTCCAGAGCGCCACGGAGCAGCGCAGGTACTTGTTGGCGTCGCTGGGCTTGTGAGCTCGGGTGTCACGGCCGGCCACGATCGACTCGGTGGTGAAGTCCTCGATCGGCGCGGTGCCGGCCCGTCGCCGCATCTCATTGAGTTGGTAGGTGTATTGCTTCCGCGTCTCCTTGGCGGTCTGGCCCCACTGCGGGCTCGCCAGCCACTGATCGATCAGCCAGCCGAGCGTGCGGCCGCTCTGGAGCTCGCCAGACAGGTGCTGCGCGAGGAGCTTGCGGTAGGCCTCGTGGAACTCTTCCGAGCCGTAGGGATCGGGCAGGCGGATGCGCTGGCCCTTGCGCGTAGCCATAAAAAACCACATGCGCCGGCCATGGCGAGACTTGTAGGTCTCGAGGTAAGGGGGTCTCTTTTTTCGGTCCACGCCGGCATCAGGGCACCGGCAGCGGCCGTTTGTCAACCTGGGCTGTTGATTGCAACGGGAGCGGCACCACCCGGATCGCGTCTGGGGTGATCTCGATGGTCATGCCTGACGCCTTGGCCGCCCGCAGCACGCGGGCCACCTCGGCCTCCGTGAAACGGGCTGGCCTCTTACTCACTGGCGTCAAACTCCTTCAGGTGGTCATCCCACCACTGCAGCACGCGCCGGGTCTCGTCGACGCCGTGGTGCTGAATGTAGTCGGCGAGAATGGCCTCGAGGTAGAGCCCGAGGCGCCGTGAGCGGTGAAGCTGGACGGCGTCCTTGCAGGCCTTGTCGAGGTCACTCATCGCTGGCCTCCGCAGGCGGGGCGGGCAGAGGCATCCAAGCATAGACGCCGTAAACTTGCTCATCACGTGGGCCGTGGACCCACTTCTGGCGGCCCTTGTTCCAATGCGCCACCGTCACGGTTGGCTGTGGCTCATCTTCCGGGGTGCCGTACATTGCTTGCCAAAGGCGCTGTTCTGGCCCTCCCCGACATATGCGGGCGACCAAGACATCACCAACGGGGCGGCGGTCACCCTTCTTTGGATATGTCCAGTCACTCATCTGCATTCACCGACCGGGTATGCTCAACCTCAATCCACAGCGTGACAGGCACGACTGGGTGGCCCGGAAGAGTAGTCCGATACCCGGTGATGTTACCCCGGCGCGTCACCGGATGCCCCGCATGCCGCGCTGGGTAACTCACAACGATTTCGGCTTCCGGGTGGTTCTTCGCCATGTCGGCAAGGATTTCGGCAAAATGTGCAAGTTTCATGCTCTCTCCTCCAGTGCGGCGCGGGCAATGCGCACCAAATCGTTTTCGTTGTGCAGCGGGTTTCCATACGCGATGTCCTCCAGCGCCATCCGCATCCGGTCGCCACGGGCGCGGGCCTTGTCACCTTCCGCCTCAAGCTGTTCGATGCGGTCGGCGGCTTCTGCACCACGGCGGGCGAGGAGGGCGAGGCGGTGCATTCTGGACCCCGGCCCCCAGTCGCCTTGCTCCATCATAATTTCCACGAACTCTGCGTCTGTTTCACTTGTCATCGCTGGCCTCCTGCGGCAGGGGGAGGACAAAATACGAGTATTCCGCGTTTATGTCCTGCTGGTGAAGTGTCATCCCCGGCCACGCCTCAATCATGGCGAGGAAGGCGGCGCGGGCTTGGTTCAGCCAGTAGTCAGCATCCGGCGTGTACGTGTCCTGCTCGCGCATTTCGGGCAAGTGCTTATACGCTTCGTGGCACGCAGACCTCGCCCCCGCCTCCAGCGCCTCGTCCGGAATGGTGATGTCAGTCATCACGCCTTACCGTTCAGAATCGCCATGATGTCGAGCGCCCGCTGCTCGAACTCGTTGGAGATCGCCACCTTGCGGTCGGCGATCTTTTCGCGGCGGGCATCGAGGAATGCGTTGAATTTGGCCCGCTCTGCCTCGATCTCAGCAAGCTCACGGTCAAGGTGGCTCAGCAAGGTTTCGAACAAGACGGTGTCGTTGGCGGCGAAGTTGTCGATGGCTTCAGTGACGGCAGCGATGGACATTAGAGTTCGATGCTCCTGCGATTAACGAGAATGCGTGTAGTGACAAGCGGCTGCGGATCGTGGAACTCGGGCACCCACTCGACAGGCTCTCGCCGCGGCCGGCGCCTGCTCGTGATGAAAATGACGAAGACGCTGCCGGCCAGAATGGCGCCGAAGATAATGCCGCCAAAAAATGCGTTCATGATGCCCTGCCTCCCACGATCAGGAACATGATGAAGAGCGCAAAGACAAAGCAGCCGAGGACGAGGAACGCGAGGATGTAGGTCATAGTGCCCACCTCATTGTTGGTTGATTGACGAGCCTCACGCCACGCCTCCACACGACCCAGCAAAAGTCGATCGAGCCGTTCCTGCGGATCGCCTCGCCCTTCTTCCTGAGCTCCTCACCCGGCGGCATCGACGGCCGGCGGCTTAGGACAACCACGCTCTCGAGGTCTGGCCGGGAAAAGAGCTCGTGCCGACGCTTCGAGGCGAGGAACTTCAACTGCACCAAGGCCGCAACGCGATCTCGCGTCTGCTTCAGCGCGTGTTCGATCATCGCCTGGCCCGTCTTGTAGGGCGGGTTCATCACGATGTTGTCGTAGGTCGAGGTGTCGCGCAGAAAGTCCCGCGCCGGGTAACCGTAGCCGCGGTCGATCAGGTCCGCGCCAGATCCTCCGAACACCTTCGGGATCGTTCCCATGCCGCAGCAGGGGTCGTGGATTTCACCGAGGAATCCGACGCGGTCGCGCAGCATCTCGACTGACCAGACGGGCTCCACGTACCAGTCATTGAGGTCGCGCTTGTACTCGCTCGGCCGCTCACCCATTGGCGTGGTCTTTCATCCTGCCGGCCAGATATGCGATGGCGGCCCACTGGGCACTCCGGTTGCTGCTGTAGGTGATCGAGGCGAGCTCGGCACACAGAAGGATCAGGGCCTCAGTCTCGCGGTGGTCGACCTCGGCCTCGCGCTCCGACAGGCGGGCCATCACGATGTCCTGAAGCTGACGATGCGTGGCACCCATCTTTATGAAATCGAAGTCGCTCACATCATCACGGCGCCCTTCACGCGCAGAACCCTGTATCGCTTCTTGGTGCTCTCCTCGCTGCGGCCCACGATCCACGCGATCTCCGAGAGCGGCCGGTTGCGCAGCCGCATGGCGCACAGGAGCTCGTCCTCTGCCGGGAGCCACGCGATCTGCGGCCTCGCTGCCTTGTATTTTCTGTGGCGCCCGCCTGATCTCTTCGCCGGCACGCAAACATCATCAACGAACTCGGTAACGAACTTCCCCTCGTAGGTGATGTGGGTCCATGTGCCGTCGAGGCACTCGCTGATCATCGCCTCGGTCCAATGCCTCACGACAGCACCTCCGAGACGCGGATCAGGGTCTTGGGTGTGTCGCCGTAGAGCTTCGAGACCGAGTGGACGACGATCTGGCTGTCGTCGCGCCAGACGATATTGTTGAGCGCGTCGCCGATCAGCTTGATCACGTTGTCGCCGTCAGGGCGCGAGGTGACGTAGCCGTGGTGAGCCTCGCGTTTCTTCGCCGACAGGCTCTTCGGCCACGGCCAGATGGCGGTTACGTCTACATGCAGCGCGGCATCGAGGGGCGGCTTCCCACCCATGGCCTCGTAACCAATCGAGGCGATCGTGGTCTTATTGCGGGTCTGCTCCGGGCTGTCGAAGCGGACCTTGCCGTTCGACCTGGCGCGTTGCCAGGCGCATGGCTTGCCGGGTATAGTAATATTGATGGTCATGCGTTCCCCTGCTGGAAAGTGAGGCGGGCCTGAGCCCGCCCCATTGTTGTCAGCCGAAGTCCATGGCGGCGGCGGGTGCAGCCTGCTGCACCGGGGGCGGCACCTGCGTGGAGCCGGTGGACGGAGGCGCGGCGTAGGTCGGAGCGGCGGCAAACATCTGCGCAGCCGGCTGCTTTTTCGGCATCGACTCGGGGCGTGCAACCCACGAGACGATCTGTAGGTTCGGCGCGTAGTTGCGGGTCATGCCGCTCGGACCCTTCGTCTCGACGACGGTCGTTCCGTTCATCTTGACGACGGGCAGCTTGCCCTGGGACTTCTCAGGCGCGCCGCTGTACTCCGTGTGCAGACGGTCGACGACGCCGATCATTGACTTCGCAGTTGAGGAGACCTCGCGCACGCCGCCACCAGCGATGGCGCTCGGCAGCGCGATGTTCATCTTGAAGCCCTGCTTCATGTCGCCGGGCGGCTTCGGCGGAACGCCGAGGGCGATGTCCTGCACGACGTAGACCGGGGCGACGCCAGAGGCGAAAATCATCCAGCCCACCTCGACCGTCTCGAGATCGAAGACGGCGGTGAATCCGTCCGTGATGTCGATGTCGCCGTCTGCGCCCTTCGTGAACCAGCGGCCGGCGCGGGCGTCATATTTCGCGTAGGGGGTGAAGTTGCCGTCACCCATCGAGAGACCAAGTGCCATTTACGTTTTCCTTTTACCGAATGCCGCCATGACGCCGGCGGCGTTGCGTTTAGTAACCCCACACCTCGAAGCCGGCCTGCCTTGCGGCTGGGTCGCTCCAGTAGAAGCTGCTGAAATCGACAGCCACGTACTGCGCGAGCTCGCGCGGGTCGTCGCTGATTGAGAGGAACTTCTCGAGAGACTGGGCGACCTTCACCAGGGCGGCGAGGTGCTGCTCACGGTTCTCGAGGCGGTATGTCACCGCCTTCTTGTCGGAGATGTAGCTCAGGCGCAGGTCGACGTTGCTGCCGACTGCGAAGCCGTAACTGGCAACCTGTCTGGCGTGCGTGAGGCTGATCTCGGATGGCACGCGGAATGTCGTCTTGATGTCGGTGATGATCCCCTTGTCTTCCCACTGGAGGTCGATGAACCCCTTCACCGGCAGCGGAATCTCTGGATGCGTCCACAGGACCTCGCGCTGGCAGTGGGAGGGCTTGCCGTAGGGGCCAAGCTCGCCAATGCCGTGGGTGACCATGCCGGCGATGCCCTTGCGTTCCTTGTCGCGGTTGTGGTCGACGCAGAGTGCGGAGAGCCGATCGAACTCCTTCAGCGCATGCGCGATGCAGTCGTCGAGGCCGGCGTCTGGATTGCTCAGCCCCATGACGATGCCGGCCTCGACCGCGTTGCCGCGGTGGGCGGCGCAGCCGACAGGCTGACGCCTGCCCAAGAGCTTCTCGAGGATGAAGAGGCCCGTCGCGTTCTGAAACAGGTTGAGGGTGGACACCGACAGGTGCGGAAGCCCGTGACGCTCACATGCTGATGTCATAGCGGCACCTCGACGGCGCATTCGCCGTGGCAGTAGCCGCAGGTCACCTTCTCCTTCTTGGTGATGTGCTCGAGCGGGCAGTTGTAGAAGTCGTAGTCGTAGCCGGCGCCCATGCAGTCGGGGCAGACGGCGAGGCGGGTGCCAGAGACGGCGGGGGCCGCCTCTGGCTGGGGGAGGAAAGAACACGACGGTTCCGCCGTCGCTTCGGAATCCGGCTGGACGCCGGAATAGGTGGGGAGCTCCTGCCGGGAGGGCGCAGAGCTCCCCTCTGCCCGCCCTCTGGCACCACCCGGAGTGGCGGGCATTCCAAAGACGGAAAAGTCGCGGTTCTTGCCGGTGACGATGACGCGCGAGCTCATTGCGGCACCGGGGTGTAGGCGGCCCAGAGGCACGCCATGGAGAAGGTGTAGGCGGTGACGCTGACCGTGAGGAGGATGCGGCTCATGCGACCCTCCTGAACTTCCAGTCGTGCTGCTCGAGGTCGAAGCGGGCGAGCTCCATAAGCTGGCGCGCGGCTTCATGCTCGGCGTCGGTTTCACAGCGGTCCATGCGGGCCTCTGCGCGACGCAGGCGGGAGAGGAGGTCGGCGCGGGTCATCACGCGGCCTCGAAGAGGCTGAGGGGAAGCCAGTCGGCCATCTGCACCGGCACCTTGCCGTTGCGCTGCTGGCGGAAGCGCGTGGTGCTCTTGAGGTGAAGGTAGATCGTGCCGCTGTCGGCATCGACAACGCCAGAATTGACAACGGTCCACTCGTCGCCGTCGAGTGAGATCAGGAACTTGGTGAGATCGAGTTTCATGGGTGGTGCCCTCTGTTGATGGGCACCAATCTAATTATGGGTTAGTCAAAGTCAATCTAAAAATGAGTTGGGGGGGGGTAAATTTTTTTAGGTCAGAATTTCTGAACCCATTTTACGCGAGCTGCCCAGACGATATTGGCGTCCAGAATCGGTGCGGCATTGTGTGAGAGGAGGGTCCAGAATCCAGGCCGCGAGCCCGCCATGAGTTGTTTCAACATGCAGCGGCCGTCCTCGAGCTCGACCACGACGTCGCGTCCTAGAAGGTCTTCGGGAGACTGGTGGTCGTCGTAGTAGATCAGGTCCCCGTTTCGGTAGACGGGCAACATGCTGTCGCCCCTCACTTGCACCGCTACTGTCTTACTTCCTGCGACGCCGGGAGGCGCGTCAACGTACCCTAGGGTATCCATGGGGAATATCTCTGCCCCAGCCCCTACGTAACCCGCAAGGGGGATTGTACGTACGGCCCCCTCGGAAATGTTAAGGACGCTTAAAAGGATTGGTATGTGTTTTGAAGTCGAGGTGTCTTCCGCCTCGATGCGGTGGACGGCGCTCTGGGGAATGCCGGCCGCGCGGGCCAGGTCATAGGTCGACCACTGCCGGGCGAGGCGTGCAGCCTTTATTTGCGTCCCAATTCCCATAGCGGACCCTCTACAACACACAACTAATTGATGCCAGCCGGCGCGTCAGATGGCCGCCGCTTGCAACTAATCTAAAAATGGGTTACATCGGCACGATGACCCAAAACCTGTTTACTCAGGCGATCCAGATCGCCGGAAGCGAGACCCGGTTAGCGAAGGCAATCGGGTACTCGCAGCACGCAGTGTGGCACGCGCGCCAGAAGGGGCGCCCCTCCGCGGCCATGGCTGTTGCCATCCACCGCTTCACGGAAGGCGCAGTCGCCAAGTGGTCACTGCGCCCCGACCTGTTCGATACCCCGGCCGCCGGCGGGTAATCCGGCTTCCTCCCTCAACTTGGCCGGCTCTCCGGGGTCGGCCATTTTTAACATAGGAGCATTTCCGTGGACCGGAAATTTCGACCCCTAACACCGCAACAATGTGTCGATGAGGCATCTCGCCTCGCACG